GCCGTGTAGCCCAGGTTTATAGCTGTGACCGGATAGGTCAGCGACGTCCAGTCACCTGCATCGCTGGGGTCGTCCCCGGTGATCACATACACCTTCCCCTCATCAGAGCGAACAACCCAATCGCCCTTCTGGCCAGTTTTGGCAACCATCGCCGTGGCACTGGCGACGCTGCCTAGGTATTCAGTGATCGCAATGTCCGGGATCTGACTGGCCAAAACCTTCCCGTTTGAAAGGTCTGCCTTGCTTGTCAGGTCAGATGTCAGGGCAACCCCTGAAGGGATGTCGGTTGTCAGCGCAAGCGTTCCGCTGCTGCTCGGAAGGGTCAGCGTTGCGTTCCCACTGCCAACAGCAGGCAACAGGATGTCGACAAAGTTGGGCCCGTTGGCATCCGCCTCATAGATACGGACCCGGCCGCCGACCGTGTCAATTTCTAAGTTCCCGTCGCTGTTGGTCTTGACTACCGCGACGCCATTGGCACACAACGCGATTTCATCAGCGGCAAGCCGGGCAAGGCCTGTGTCCTCGTCGCCTGTGAAAGTTATGCCAGGTGCTGCAGCTGTGCCCCCGCTGAACGTATGGGTGAACAGATCCGCAAAGCGGATTTTTTTCGTCGTGTTGGTCGAATCATCGACGACAGCAAATAGATCGTCATCAGCAGGTGTCGACAACGCCGACAACTCCGAGACCTTGACCCGTGCCATTGCTGCCCTACCACTAAGGCAAATTTAATTACGCCAGCAGGTCACCAAGACGTCAGAGCAATTCGACGCCAGCCGGTTCCGTTGTGTAGATATAGATAATTGGCGTCCCATCGCATCTCGCCAGATGTGCCCGAATCGCTCACAGCAGAGATGGTCCCGCCTTGCGCAAGCTTGACCGGCTTGGACATGTCAACACGATCCGGCCCAAACTCAACAGCAGTCGTGCTAGTGCCGTCAGCGATCACAGAGACAGTCAGCTTCCCGTCTGCTGATGAGCCGTCAGAATCGACGATCGAAGCTTGAACCTCTGCGTAAGTGAAATCAACTGAGCCATCGGCACTTTTGCCATCGAACTGAATTGATGCGATGTCGTCGCTGTCCTGCGCACCAGATGTGCCGCGCCTGCGTAAAAAGCGAAGATTGCCGCCAGCTCCTGAACCATTTTGAGAACAATCAAACGTGACAAGGTTGCCTGTCTGATCTGAGTGGACATGCAGCGCAGTGCTTGGCTCCGATGAGTTGATGCCAACTTTATCGTCGTGGATGTAAACAGTGCCCGGCAAAACGTCGCCCTGACATGCACCTAGAATCAGCTCACCGCGCTCACTGTTGTCGGTGATAGTTGCGGCCCTTGCAACAATTCGAGCGTAGTGGTGAGATGCTCCGCTGCTGTTGTTGCCTGTAAACAGAACTGTCCCTAAAAGATCATCCACTGCAGGCGTGCTGGAATTGCGCCACAAGACCAGATCAGGTGCTGACGCGGCATCGTTGTCAGTGCTTTCGAGCAGCGCCATTGCTCCCGTGCCTGGGCCTTTGACGTGCAATAAACAGTCAGGGTCTTCGGCACCGTCTGTTGATACCGCAATGCCTGTAGCTGTCGCCTTCATGATGTGGGAACCACCAGCCGCGACACCTAGCTCGTTGTCTGCGTAGAGATACAAGCCCGTGTCGGTTGCATTTTGAAACGCATGGGCAGGGGCCGCAGCAGTCCCGTCAGGTGCCTGACTCAAAACGTTTGCATGCGTGATCTTTTTATTTCCTGTTGCGCTGGTCCCTTCTGACTGATCAACGATCACAAATACATCATTGGCCGAATCAGGGGCCGTCATCTCGGTCAGATCTGATATTTTGCGGTTGGCCATGTCAGAAGTTGGGTGTCAGCTTCTTTCCGAAGCCGTGTGCAAACAAAGCGTAGCCATTAACCGTGCGCGTATTTTGACTGTTTTTGGCCTCTACAAGGTATGCGGTGCCGATCGGGTGCGTTTGCAAATTTCCATCGACGGGCACATAGGGCTGAATGTCTTGATTCGCCGGGGTTGTTATCCACAAAACGCGGCTAGCTGGCTCGGCTCTTCCGGTCCCTGTAAGGCTTGTGCCGTTGTATTTAAAAACATGACCTACGGTTGATGATGTAGCGCCACCATTCGTCCAGGTCGTGTTGCCGACCTCGGCGATAATGTAAAACTGATTTGTTTCGAGAGCAGACACCCCGACGGTAAAGACCGAAAAGCCTGGCCGTGTTGGCAAAACTCTAAACGCAGGGAGCCCAGCTAACGGATGAAAAGAGTGCTTAAACTTGCCAAAATTATCGGTGGCCAATAATGCAGTTTGTTGGTTGCTGATGTACTCGACACGCTTTCGGACATAGATCCGAACTGATAAATTTGTAATTCGCGGGCTAATAGTTGAGCCACCGGCAACCGGTACATCGCGTGACAGCACAGCAACAAATCTTAGACGCCTAGCAAATACACTCGTAAATCCTTTTATCGGAGTTATATTTTCCCATTCCTCGTACTCGCTGGGATTTTGAAAAGAATCAGCAATAGTTTGCTCGGGCGCGAGCAAGTCTGACCCGCCTTCATCTAGCAGACCATCAGACGATGGAGCCTCTCTAGTGGTCGACCTATAAAAAATTCGGCAGCTTGTGCGATTTGTGGCGGCATGGGCTTCGTCTAAAGGATCATTGACAGTTTGAGCATCCAGAAAAACCTCATAGGTGCCGCCTAAATCAATCTCATCAGGGAAGAAATACTGGCCCCGCTTTCTGACATTTTCCGTCATCTTGAGGCACAACACACCGTTTGACAATTCGGTCTGGACTCCTGTCTTATGGCCGTTCGTAAAGTTATTGCCGTTGGTGCCAGAGTTGTGCTGTTGCAAGTCATAGATTTGATATAAATCATCATCTATTGACTGGCCGACAGAATAGCCCGGTGGGTAATCAACAGAGCGGGTGACTGCCGTCGGGCTAAACGTATTTGTGTCCTTGTCAAAGTATTTAAACAAATACAATCCAGGCTTAAATGGCAGCTCAATTGCGCCTGAATTGATTGACCTCAGTTTGTCAAGTTCGACAGATTTTGCCCATGTGCCTGATAAGGACTCTGAATGCCTGACGATCAACTGAAGGCGACTATAAAATATCTCCGAAGGGGGCGTGAAAGTTGCATTAACAGCAAACGGGGCAGAAGCCTCATCGTCATTACCAGGGACAAGAACAACAGAAAGCTCAAGATCTGAATCCGTAGTGAACTCATGGATGTTGTCAAACTGTTCAACATTTGTGCCAACATTTGGCACAGCAAAGAATTTGTCCAACTTAGTATCTAAATTGGTATCAACAGCCAAAGAGTTAGGAGCAGTTTCTGTGGCGTAGGCAGGCTTGCTGTAAGCATTTTCGGCCCGGTCCCAAGCGTAAACCCACAGCTGGCAGTCAGAATTAAGTGGTACATTTTTAAACTGCATGAATTGATTCGTACGCTCTTCATTTGCGACTTGCACCCCATCGATATAGAATTGAACCCAGTAAGTATTTGTAGGCTTAATTGGAGCGTCCCAAGACAACAGAACGCCATAAGTTAGATTGCCTGCGTGATATTCACGCCTAAAATCAATGTTTGGATTTCGCGGAACATTGAGCCCCTCTTTGTAACCTACAGTAGGCGCTGACGTAAGGTTGAATGTTTCAGTATCAGCCACAGCATATATGCTGTCATTGTGCTGAACGCCAAGAATTGCAAAAGTCCCATCGCCATTGTCCGATACAGAGACACAACGAAATTTCTGCTCTACTAATTCATCGACCTTGATCGAAAATGCGTTTTCTGCGACCGGGGCCTCGGTAAACGCCGGGCTTACGTGTATGGCGTTTGTTGATGTTGTCGCGTCTGTCGGATAGGTAATGGGGCGCTCTTCGATCGTGCCGTGTTTAAGACTGATGGTCAGCTTGGGATTACTGCCAAGTGTGTTGTTCGCGTCTATCGCAGGCAGTGTCAGGCTGCCGTCGATATTTATCACGCTGGTGGTCGAGCCGCTGCGTATGCGGCCTGCAATTCGTGCGGACTGCTTCAGCTCATCGGCCACAGCAAACACTTGCCCTGGCAGCACCAGGCCACCGTCTAGGCCGGTTGCGAACTTGACTGTGTTGCCGTTTAGCTCTTCAGCCGCCAGCATCCAGCGGCCCATTCGCGCTGCCTGATGCTTTGACGTACAGCCAACACCAATGATTTCACGCTCCTGCAATCCGTATTTGCTGCGAAGCGCTGGATTTTCGACACAAACAAAATCGGGTTTGTACAAGTTCTCAGGGTCGTTATATCGGACCTTGATTGAACTGCTGCGAGTTTTTAACGATGACCCTTCATAAGAAAACAAACCATCAACGACGTTGCTGTTTGTAAAAATGTGAACAGGTGGCAGGACAGATGCACTGCCGTCAGTTTTACCCAGCTCGCCATGGTCAGCTGTTAAAGCTACAAAATTTGCATGGTAGTAGGTCATGCCCCTGAAAACGCTGGCCAAATCTTGCAGCACTTGATATGCCGGAGCTTTGGCTCCAATAACAACATTGCAGGCAAAACGAGGCTCGGCCGGCCGTCCATTAGTTGCGGGCAAAATCTCGTTTGCATATTTGCAAAGCGGATATAGATCAACCCAATTCATATCCTCAGGCTTGATAAAGTTTCCCGCACCACTGCGATTGTCTGTTGCCATGTCGTACCAAATACAGACGGGACAAGTTGTCCAGTGAAGGCCGCCACTAAGCGAGCCATCAAAGTCACCATTAAATTCCAAATAACCGTCTGGATGCACGGTTGCATTGCTTGGAATTCTTACCTTTTTACCTTTGATTAAATACGAGCGCTGAGGCAAAGAGGTGTAAGCAGTAGCGCTTACAGTCATGGCATTGATTGAAGTATATCGATACGCCATCAGGGTTTTTTTGCTGGTCACAACAGCAGTCAAAAATATGTCATTGCCTCGGCCGTTCGCGAGTGGCATCGTCTTTGGATTCATAGTATCGACCAAGCCCAAATAACTTGCCTGAAATTGAGCCTCTCTGCTTTTTACATTGCTTTTTCTAGTCGTAATCTGAAAGGTTTCACCCTCAATGTGTGGCCGATAGTTTGCATCAGTTCGGATGTGTAAATGTTTTTGTACCTTTATATGTACTGGGAAGGCCACACTAGACACGTCAAACTCTTTCGACATGCATTGGTAGTTACTTGTGACAATGCCAGTCAGAATTTTTTGCTGTGACGCAAACGTAGAGCCGTTGCGATCAGTTAGCGTTATTGTCAAATCAATTGAGGCATTCATTAGCCGCCCCTGCGAGCTGCCCTCTAAGACTGTTGAATACAGGCGTGCGACGGTAAATAGCAGCTGAATGCTATCGACTGAAGAATCAGAAATAGTGTGAAAAACAATACCTTCGCCATAGTTGCGGCTTTTCACCTGATTGGCGCTATCGGTGACCTCGAAATAGTTTTCGCCGATACGCTTGTTAACAGTAACAGTATTGCTATTCTCATCGACAGCTGATTTAATATAGTCCAGATTTTGGTTGGCCGTGCCGGGCCTAAAAAATACATTGCCAGCAGTAACTTGACTAAATTCGTGTGCGTCTACGCCGTTTGCATCCTGCAGCGGAACGTCGTTTAAATAAATCCCCTTCTTATCTCCCACAAGACCTTCGATCGGCCCCTCGCACAAAATGTCGAGGACTTGCAGGTTGGTAAGGCTTCGCAGTGTCATGAGGGGAGTCCGCTAGAAAAATTTCGCGTAGCTGTCGTGTTCGCTAGAATCTCTGGCAGTATTGTAGCCAGTCTGAAGGATGGCTAATTTAATCGGGGGGTCATTGTTTTTAGGGTCACCAATTTCAAAATCTGTAATCTTGACTTCACATTGAATATCAAAAACATCATCTTTGATTCTTGGGTAGTCAACAGCATGCAACCAGGAATAACGGGCCGCCTGTATAGCCCCGCCTGAGGGCTGCTGCATTTCAGCCAACAGCATGCCCTGAATTGTTGCGCTAAACCGTTGCAAGACCGTGTCATCAGCGATTCCCTCTGCCCTATCACTTTTCAATGTGACCTCGTATGTAATCCAACCGGGAAGCAGGCCGTCTTTGTTTGCTCGGTCAGACCAGTTGTAAAGTCCATTTTGCAACGAAAAAAGTATTTCCCAGTTTCTATATCTGTTGTCACCTTTGCCAAGTTTGTCATTTCGCACGCCCTGATTTGACCTAAGGCTCTTAGGTACACCCAAGTTGCTGTCGTTCACTGTGATCACTTCGGTCTGTCGTTGCTTGGCAAAGCGATAACTTTTGCCGCTAGGCTTCCCATGGTGATTCTCGCCCATCAAGTTGACATGACCAGCCCTAGCGGTGCGCGTCCTTAGCCCTGCGTTGAGAGCGTATTTATCCTGAACTTCAGCGCCGTTGATACGCACAGTGTCAAAGCCAGGTTGATATACATACTCTTGAGTTGATGTCAACGCGGTGTCATTATTCGCCTGAACTCGTAACGACAACAAATGCGCCCCAATTAAGACCTTGCCGTAGGCCACTGGCAATGTGACACCTGGCCCCACAGTATTTGTTGCGCCTGTATAGGCATAAGACGAAACGCCAGCCGTACCTCGTCCCTTCCCTTGAAATCCAGTAGCCGAAACGCTCGCGCTTGCGCTTCCCATTGCAAACCGATTGCCGCCTTTTGGCAAATCCGGCTGGGGCGAAATCATCTCAGCAACGCCACCAAAAACAAGGCTGGCACCAACTGCACCAACTGCCTGAGCAGCAATTGCGCCGATGATGCCCGCACCAGCAGCATTCGCCAGCCCCATGCCTATGCCCATGAATCCGCCAACAGCTGGGCCCAAGACAATGGCAGCAGCGACCAGGCCGATACCAGCAAGCACCTTGCCAGTGCCGCCCCCTGCGCCAGATATGACAGGCACGATCACCAACTCACGCTGGCCCAGAGGCAGCTTTAAATCGGGATAGTCAAGGGCATGCCCGGCCTGCAAAACTTGATAGCCAACACCGTGCTCATGCGCCGTTGCCAGCTCTTCTGCAAAGGCAGGACGATTGATGCACAGCAACCGAATGGCATCAACGGGAGTCCTTAAATTTTCATATTCATGCAAACCGCCAAAACGCTCAGCCAGACCATCAAGCAGCCGAACAGTCTGGCGCATGTCTGAAGACTGCTGAAATCCTTCCGACATAGTAGGGACACAAAGTGTCGACACCACTCAGCATGTCTTGGCGCTGGTGAAGGATCTGCATATCGCCCACATAGATCGCCGCATGATTGGGCGCACGCGTGCCTAGACGCATCACTAGGACGTCTCCAAATTTTCCGTCAGACATTTCAATTTGTCGAAAGCCAAGCTCTGCGGCATGGCGCAGAAAAACGCTGTGACTGCGAGCAAGATCATCAGGGCGCTCAAAATCAGGCAACGCTATGCCCATCAACCCATAAAAATCTCTGAGCAGTGTGTAGCAGTCGCTGACGCCATATTGCCAACGACGTCCGATCAGTTGCCGATAATTGACCATGATTTGTCAGGGACGCTAAAAATGTGCCAAGGGATTTCTGTGTATTTTGCCCCGTTCAAATCAGCTTCACTAGCTCCGCCGCCTTTTGGATGGCTGTGGACAATCGCGTCGATGTAACCTGATCGCACTGCGTCTAAATAGTCCTGTGGATGAATTACAAAAGCTACTGTTGGGTCTACTGCGATATTCCTGCATTGTCGATAGACACCCTCAACAACTAGGCCGCAGCATTCATGAGGCACGCTTTGCGCAGCGTGGCGCTCTGCATCACTCCTGAATTGATACACTAGGGAAACCTCCATAGGGTAGATATACGTTTCCCCATCGCAATCGGCACGCGGCAAAAGTTTTCGGGCAAATATCGGTTGACGAATTGTTTGCCACTTGCGTTGCGTTACCTGGAACAGAGCCGACCGTGTAACCCACTCCGCGATATCCGCAAGTCGTAGGGTCTCTATAGGTCCACTGGCAGTGCTCAACCACACGACGCTGAGGCAACTGCAGCTGTGTGATGTCAAGCACCGATGTCAATTCAAACTCAACAACATCACGATTTTCAGTCGCGATTCTGTCAATGTAAAACGTCTCATCGGGAAATCTTGCTGTAGGGTCTTCAGTGTCATGCGTGGCAAAAACAAGGATCAGACCATCTTGAGTGATCGCAACATCGCCATTCTGATAAATAAACTGATCGCCAAAAAAATTGACCTCATCTAAGAACTTTTTGCATGTCCTTATTCGTTTAACTTTTGCGCGTAGAGGGTTGTATAGGCCAATGATTGACGAAATTCCACCATCAAGATTTGCAAGGCGCAACGTTGGGCGAGGCATTGCCCCCTTCGTCGTGACGGTGAACCCATCAGCCTCGACTGGTGCAGCGGTGTAGGTCACTCCATTGAAAACAATGCTCACAGGGATTTCGTTTGTTCCCGCATGAAATCTATAAATCGCATCCACACCATTCGTGGCATGCGTCATGTGAATTTCAAACAGCTCAATCAGGGCCGATGGCTCCAGCTGATACAGCTGGTTGTAAATCGTGCTGATCGTTTGCCAAACGACTCCACCATCTGAAACTGTCTCAGTGATTTTTGAAGGGAACGCAGGCTGATCTGAGCCGCTTGTTCCTGCTGTAATGCAACGGAACGCATAAGCACCATCGAACATCCGAGGAATGCTGTCGACAATGTCTCCGACGCTGTAGGCGTTGTTTCCTGCCCACTGTGGATAGCCCGTGGTCATGGCTCAAACACCTCGCGGAAAGTTGCTGTAATCGTGAACAGGCCCGGATAATTCATAGCCTTTGACCACTGCTCACAGACCCACAAATACGTCTCAGACACCTCATCAGGCGGATCCCACTCAAATTTCTGGTGGCCCTGCCGTGCCTCTAAAAAATCTTCAATCGTGTTGGCGTCAGTGAGCGTGATGTGCTCCCACGTCAAATCCCAGCGCTTCGGGTCGTTATTCATGCCAACAACGCTGCGCTGCTCATAGCCGCTAGAAAATGCGACACGCCTAATCGTTGGCTCAGCCGTTTTGACTGCGCCGTAATTTGGCTTGACGTCTGGAAAAACAGGTGTGGTCATGCGGCCAACAATCCTCCAGGACGTTTTTGCTTAATCAATTCTTGCTGGACTGCTGCGCCAATTGCATCGCCCAGGGCCTTGGCATTGCCTGGATTGCCTGATGTTTTGGGTGAGCCTGTGGCGTCGACGTCGATGTTGATGGTCATGCCACCCATAGCGCCATTGGCTGCGACCCCTAGACGACCGTCAGAGCCTCGTTTAAGCGGCAGGATGGCCTCTGGCCCGGCCTCGCCCATCAATGACATGGTCGGGCTGCTAACGACGCCTCCACGGGCAAACGGGACGATCCCATTACGGTCAAACGCGTTGCCGTAAGCACTGCCTGTCAGAAATCCCATGCCGGGGATGACGCTAAGCGTTTTGAAAATCGCAAATTTCATGAAAATTCTGGACAGATCTTGCAGAACTGACCTTGCAAAATCGTTGAAATTTGCTTTGCCTGTCGCGACAAAATCAGCAAGCGTGTCAGACATTTTGCCTATAGTTTCAACCGCAAGCCTTTTCAAATTGCCGTTCAAATCAGTGGCCGCGTCATGCATTTCCTTCAGTGCATCTTGAAATGAAAACGCTTTTTCTGTTGCATCTTCAAGCAACTTAGGATAATCCCGCATAAGAGCATCGATTTGTTCAGTCGTGATTTTTGTTTTACCTACGAGGCCGTTGAGCTGTTCGCGCAACCTTTTGCCTTCGCGCATGTGCTGGTTGTAGTCAGCTTCCTTTTGAGTGATGACACCTGATTTGACTAGAATTGATTCGCGTATCCGTTCATATTGCTCTTCGAGCTGTACTAACTGCTCGCGCTCTTGGCGCTGCTGCTCCTGAATTTGGCGTTCTCTGTCAAAGTAAGCAAATTCATTTTTATACAAAGCCAAAAGCTCTGCATTTGGCCCTAGCTTTTTCTCAGCAATATCAAGCAACCCTAGCTCAGATTGCAGCGTGTTTGCCAAGGCTCGATCACCATCAAATTGCGCCTGAAGCAATTGCTTTTCAATTTTTAGCCTTTGTGAACTAATTTCTATAAGTTCGCGGCCTTGAGATTTTCCACCCTCATCTGTCTTGGGTTGATTTTGATTTAGCAGCTCAGGAACTTCTACAGTCTCCATGCCTTCGACAGTCGCAATTTCGGGCTGTAAAATTCCACGATCAAAACCCACTTGCTTGACTAAGTCACGCATCCTTTCTTCTTTCAGGAAATGATAAGAATCAGGATCTCTACGCATCTTTGCAATCTCTAGCGCCTCCTGCTCTGCTTGCCGCATAAGCCTGTTAATTTCACCGCCTTTTAAGCCAACTTTGTTAATAACAGACGCCGTGTTTGCCATTTCATTAATTTTATTGATTACATTGA